AAATTGACCGTCTGAGTCATGAATTAGGCCGTGAAGTTGAATTGCTACTTTGCGAGCTCGACGGTCTGGCAAGAAGGCATGGCGATGATTACGGATTGCCAGTTAATGATACCAGTGAAATAGTTAACATGAAAGTGGCAATATTGGAATGGCTGAAAATCCTACATCAGGATCAAGGGATACTAAACAATGAAATGTAAAATATGTAAGCAAAATTCAATAACGCCTTTAGGGACGTGTTCAAATATACAATGCACAAGTAACAAGAATCGTGAATTGACCTCAGTGGACATACTTGAGGGACATATAAATCAAGGCACGATACCTTCCTCAGTGGGAACAGAGCGCGATAACAAGGGAGGCGTCCGAACGGTTTTCAGGTGGGATTGTGGAACGTTTCTGCACATGCGGTATGAATTTAATGCTTATCTGATAACACTAGCCCGGTTCTTAGACTTCTGGGGTACGTGTCTTCCAAGTGACAAACTGGATAAAATGAATATAAAAGAGAAACCGGGAGGGGGTACAGGTGGGGGAGAGTAAGGCAGTATTTAAAGATTATTTAGTCATGCGATTGTGGGGCCGTGCGAGTGAGGGCGCGGAAGTTTGCATACTGACGACACGGAGGTATCTGCTAACGAGGCACTACCGGGATGATTTGCGGCAAGGAGTGCGCAAGGAGGATCGAAGCCGATATGAAAAAGTCCCCGGACTTAGAAGGTACAAGACGTATAAACGGGCCGACGAGAAAGCCCAGAAAATGAATAAGGTTTTCAAGACTAAAGGTTTCAGTGCTATAAGAGAGGACGAGATATAACGGTAATGGTGACAATAATTAAATACATAGTGTCTGCGTATCTGTTTTACTTGGCGGTATCAGCCATGTGGATGGGCGTACAGGGAATGAGGGGTAAAGGATGATTGAAGAGGGTGTTGACATTGTACCAGTGAAAGTGTTTGCTGTCAGGGGTGGGTTAGGACAGTCACCAGCCACTAGTGACTATGTATATGATGCTGAAATCGTACCATACATAAACGGAATATCTAATGAACGTGATCCGATGGTTAGACAAAAAGAGTGTCCCGGTAGGTTCTTTCATTTATCTACGTTGTTGATAGGGTGTCCTAATTTTGAATATGAAGACGAAACCGGGTTCATATTTGGGCCGCGCGACATTATAGCCAAATTGTATAAGGACATTGACTATGATTACTAATCTTGACAGACTCCACAAGGTGTTTGAAATGGACAACCCCGGACATATGGAAGGACGGACGTTTCTGGGTTGCCATACAGTGGCCGGGGCGTTGGAGAGCACAAACGAAAATGGGGTGATATGTGTCATACCGAAGTACAACAGAATTGACCATATCATGGTACAGATGGTGTTGTATGTCTTTCGAGATCATGGCATTAGTTTTCACCGGACGTGTAGTCAAACACAATTTGCTTTTTTATTACCGGATAAAACTAAAAAATATATCAGGTTTGCGGTGTGCGATGACGATACCCTTGATAGTTTGGCCATGATTGGTAACAGGTGGCCGGTTGTAGAATTTACAGAATATAATCAGGGGTTTTTAGAGTTGCAGGGAATAGGTAAGGAGTTATGTGAATTGCATATAGACACAGGATTAAAATTTGCAAAATTGAAAGGGGTGATTTAATTGAATAAATCGAGTACCATTAAAGTAATTGAAGAGGATAAATCGCTAGACATTAGCCGGGCGATAATTAAAACCCATGAGTATTGTCTAATGAATTTGGATTTATTGACAGACCGGGAGCGCGGGTATATGTTCAACGAATATTTCCCGGCGGTAAAAGATTATTTAATAATTGAACCCGCCGTATTTGTACCCAGAAGTAGGAAAGAGATTGGACGGTAAACGCCCTTACAGGGCGCATTGATTTCAAGGTAAAAATTAACACCACCAGAATAATGAATTATTTGAAAGTTGATTGTGATTATTATATATTCGTTGACTATGTGGCCGCAAAAGGGCCGGGGTATGAGGCGGGAACGGACGGGGAAAATTAATTATGAGTAAATGCGAATTTAAAACAAACAAAGTAAATAAAAAGTCTTGTGATTCTTATATTGCCGGGGGGTTCTGCGAGTTGGAAGACATGTTCCGCTGTCCCCTGTACATTGAGAAGAATGAACCAAGGTTGTCACATAGTGGGATAGGCAACTTTCTTCGTTGCCCTTCTCTTTATTATTATTCGAACATCCGGGGCCTACAAGTTAGGCGGGAATACCAATCAGACCCTTTGAAAATTGGATCGGCTTGCGATGATTATATAACTAACCTGCTTATGGGCGGAGAGCGAACAGAAGACAGCGTATACCTGAAGGGTGAAATCCTTACCATGTGGGAGGCCAAAAGCATAGGCATAATAAAAGCGTTTCAGGCGGTAATTAATGAAGAAAAAGTCAAGCAGTATTTTACCGGTCAGAGAGAGTTTTTATTGCAGAATGACGGACAGCCAAGCGTAAAAGGGTTTTTGGATTTAGAGAGCAAAAGCGGTAAAAGGTTCATAGAGCTTAAAGTGGGGAAAAGCCCTTTATATTATACGCAAATGTTTTACATCCGGTCAAAGCTGGCCGCGTATTTCATGAGTAATGAAAAATACATGTCCGGGACTATCTGGGCCATCCGGGTGCCAGACATTAAACGTACCGGGAAATTTAAAACTGAGAGTCTAGCGGATTTCTCTGCAAGGATTACACGTGTTATGGTCAAAGAGCCGCGCCACTACTTTCCCGGATATCAGGCAAAGCATAAAAACTTTGGTGTGACGTTTGGCCGGACTGAGATTGATATTGAATTAACAATCAAATACTATAGAATGGTTGCCGATTGGATCAAACAGAGTATCCAGAAAGATGTATGGGTGTGCAATGGCACCGGGTGCTTGCATCCCTTTGAATGTGACTACTTGCCGATATGTGAAAATAATGGCGCGTTGAGTACTGATGTATTTACAACCCGGAAGAAAGAAACTAGAAAGATGAAGCTGCAATCATGAGTGAAAATAATTTTAAAACAGAGGACGTTTTGGCGGTGGTCAGGGAGGTTGCGAGCCATAGCCAGCCATTCAGGGAAGATAACCAAAACGGGTATGATTATGTATTGTGTGATTATTGCAATGGAAAATATATTGATGTTTACAGGTCAGAGCAAGAGGCGCGCGACAAATTTAAACATGAATTGAATTGCGTCTGGTTGATAGCAAAGGACATGCTCACCGGGCATGGAAAGGAATAGAGAAAATGGAAAAACTTTGTGAGTATGGAGCGTCAACATATTATCTGTTTACTGACGGCTCAGTCCGTTGTGGGATAAGCCCGGAGACGGCGCGAATGATATATACCGTTACTCCAATAAGTCGCGGGTATCGGGAGTTTATGCCGACTGATGAACTATTCAAGGCGATGGAGCAAAGGAGGTTGATACACGAATGAGAAAAAAGATTTTATCTGAACTGAGGATGTTGGCCGGGGACTATTTACTTGCCGGAGCCTTGAAGCTATACCCCAGCGGTTAAATGGTTCCAGATTCACGCATGAGAATTCCGGGAACCGTGCCGGATTGTCCGCGCCGGGCCGTAGATCCATCGGTGGAGCGCGTATGAGTATTTCTGTTCCATCTTGGACGTTAATCGGGTATACTCTTGACCCGCCGTTTCAACCGATGGATCTACGGCGGTTGCGATTATGTTTGAGGGGCCGGACTTTGAATTTATGTGGTGGCATTTTTTAAAAGATAATGAGGCATAGAAAAGAATATAGAGTAAGGGGCGGGTGAAACTCCGTGGCACTGTTTAGGCGCAACCACAAAAAAGCAGATCCCGTCCTTTACATTTTCCAGTTATGCAGATTGAAACCACGAGTCCTGAGCGGAGCGGGGGCAAGCGCCAGCGCGGCAGCCAAACCTGCTTTTAAACGCCTCACCCGTAGGCACGAAGGGTGGATCATTTAAGCTTTTGGCCTTTAGGTTTCTGGCTGTTGACAATTGATATTAAGTATTAAAGGGGCAATTGATAGGATTATAATATTAATTTAGAAAGGATATAGCGATATGGGTGATATTTGTCTTAAGACGAAAGATAGTAAACATGTGTATGAAGAATGGAAGGTGTGTGTGCATTGTGGATATAAAAAGAAAGAGGGTGATATAAAAAAACAGGTCAAAATAAAAATTCCCGGCATGGAGAAGCATGAAAGGTTTGAAGCGAACCAACAGGAAGTCGAGGAAGACACGTACAAGTATAAGACGGGGGATGTGGTTGTTGATGCATGTTTAGAGGCTCCAAGGGCATTGAATGGTCAGCATGTATTCAGCAAGAATGATCCAAATAAAAAGTGTATCTATTGTGGAGAAGAAAACCCGGACGCTGTACCGCCGGAGCCAGAGACCGCACGGAATGCAAAGCCAGCATGTCCCGGAACGCCTACGCCCTCCATGGATACTGTCAATGCGCTTATGTGTACCTTCCAGATGTATGGCCACATACTGGCAGCACAGGCACGGATAGACGGTATGAATATTGATAATACATTACGCCTTGCAAATAGTTGTGGTGTTGTGAACTATGGGGAAAGCAGTTTCCAGCAAGAGGCAACGAATATAGAATCATACGCCCGATACCTCCGGGTTATGCAAAGAGGGGATTTCAAGGATAAGTTTACGCCGGGTACATAATTATAATTATAGAATTCGTGGGGAAGGGTGTATTATGGATATTGACAAATACGATTTAGGGAATTATTTAACAAGTTGTTCTTTGGGTTTTACGTCAAAAATTATTAATGTTTTAAGCGATGGTGGCAATGCTGGTACAATTGATAAAATTATACTTGAAATTGGGATTGCTGCATTAAATTTTGAAAATGCAAAAAGACAAAAGCGATTGAATAATATTAATCCCCTTACTGATTTGACCATTGAACAGCGAGATGATCAGGGACGTAGGCGGTATAATTTAGCATGCATAGACGATGAACCATGTATGAAGCCTGATTCTGGTGGATTTTGGACACCTGTAAACGGATAGGCTAATAAGAGGTTAAGTGGTTTTGTGTATGCTGCTTAATAATATTAATTTATAGAATTTGTGGGGGTGTTATGGAAGTGAAAATAGCAGTTGAAAAAAAGTTGATTCAAGAGATGGTCAACGATCTATCCAGAATCATGAGGCCGGTGGCTGAGTATGACAACAATAATGAGACATATTTAAAAAGGGTGATTGCCACACAGACTGACAGGGCCGTGGTGATAATGAATAGACTTAATACTATATTAGACATTGAGGAAGAAATACTTTGAACTGTGACCATAATTCCGAGACCTGTTTGAAATGTGTCATTGAGAAAGCCATGGAGAAGCAGACAACCCAGATAGTGCAAGCCATGGAGAAGGTCAGCCGGGAAGATAGGCAGAAATTAAAAATAATCGGAATTGAGTTGTCAAGAAACAAAGAAAAGCGGGGCTTTATTAAAGATTTTATACATTTTTTCACAGGGGTAAGGTAGTGTCAAAAGTACTTTATTTTAAAATGCCATTCTATACAAAGCATTTTAATCAGAATCAGAAAGTGTGGATACGGATGACAACCGGAGCCATGGCGGCATTTGTAAGCGGTAAATTTAAAGGTAAAAATAGATATGTTTCTGCATGGGTAAGGTGGGATAAAAAACCCGAAGATAAACATCCGGAGTTTAAGGAAATTGATATGGATGAGGGTTTTATTTTAAGACATAGCTTGAAAACAATTTTATAAAATTCATGGGGGGCAAAATGAAGATTGAGAAGTTGAGGTTAAAAAACTGGGTAAAGTTTGAGGATTTTGAAATAATCTTCAATGACGGTATTACAAATCTTATAGGTATGAATGGAGATGGCAAGACCACCATCGGCTGTACTGCATTATGGGCCGGGTTTAAAGGTATTGCTGAGAGGTCAAGCACCGGCCAGTTGATTGGTGAACGGTTCAGGTTTATAACAGAGGGTAAGAAGTCACTTGACGTAGAAATTACGCTCCGTGACGAAAAGACGCACCGGGTATATGTATTGAAACGCCATATCACCAAGACCACCAACGGTATCAAGATAAGCCAAGAGAATGGACAATCAGTCAGCCGGGAGTATGTGGAAGACTTATTCAATGTGTCCTTTCTCTCAGCAAATCATTTCTGTTCATTGACAGGGGTTGAACAGGCCGCCGCCATGGGGATTGATACCAGTACCTATGATAAAGACCTGAAAGAGAAGAAAGAACAAGCACAGGGGTACAGGCGGGACATTAAACGTCTGGGTGATTTGGTACCGGTGGACAAGTGTGAAGTTACGGACATTAAAGAGCTATACGAGAAGCAGACAAAAGCCACCACCCACAACTCTGAAGTGGTAAGGCTCACCGCGTTACTGAGCACATGGAAAGATAAGATTGAAGATTTGGACGATGATCTATATAAAGCTGACTTAAATTTTAATGTAATCAAAAAGGCACATGAGGAAAATATGGCGGCCTTGAATGAGAAACGTATTGAAGCCAGTACCACGATTAAAGAATTCGTCACCATTGAAGAGCCTATTGACTTGGAGCCTATAGGGGAAGAGATAAAGGGTATTGTGGAGGCGAATAAAGCATTCTACCTGTACGAATTATACATAAAAGACCTAGAGGAAAAAGAAGAGGTTGAGGGTTATTTAAATGACAATATATTGCGTCAGAAAGATATAGGCGTTGACCGGCGTAATTATTTACAGTCTAAGACGTTCGGCATTAAAAATCTGGTAGTGGATGAAAAGGGCCAGCTAACCAAAGACGGAAAATATATCAGACTTCCGTATTTCTCACAGGGCGAACTTGAAGTGTTAGTGGCGCGTATTGGAATGAATTTAAATCCAGAATTGAAGGTGCGCTTTATCGATAACTTTGACCTTTTGGATGATGACAACCAGTACAAATTGCTGACACATTTAACAAAAAAGGGGTTCCAGATTATCACGGCCACTGTTGGGAACAAGATCAAAGCTGATAATTCCGTATTGCTTAAAGATTGTAAAATCATAGACAGTAACAGCGAACAACCAACCATCTACAGTAATTCAGATGACCCGGATAACATGGAGTTTGATTACGATGAAGAGGAAGTGGTAAAAGAGGCTGAGGTAAAAGAGGTAGACCCGCGCCAAGAGGTGTTTGACGGAACCAGTAAGACAGTGGAGGAAGTAAAGCCACCAGTACCAGCGGAAACAGAAGCAGTGAACCATGATGACGACGAATTTTAACAGATGGTATTATGGCTGGCAATAGTTGGCCGGGGGGATTTGCTAAACAAGGCCCCCCGCCATCGTTATTATAGAAAGTGAGGTAGTATTGTGAAGTGCAGTAATTATGAAGAGGAAAAAAGACGGTGCAGGTATTATGAGGCATTGCATGGCACCGGTGAAGATCCGCCAACGGGAATGAATTCAACAGGGCGGTGTGATGTAGCGGAGGACATGGAGGATATTAACGATTGGCTTGAAGCAGAGCCAGAAGATTGTGACATGTTAGACCTTGAATGATTAGAAGCAATTTATAACATTTAGACCAGAAAGGAGGTTGATACATTGAAAACGTTGACAGAAGATCATAACGCACCGTTTCTGCTTGCCTATGGTGAGACTAACGATGGAAAAACAACGTCTATTATTGGTACGGCTCCACAGCCCATCTATTGTATTAGTGTTGAAGGTGACGCGCTGAAGAGTGTGGCGGTATGGAAAAAAATGGGTAAGAAGATAGACATTAAAACAGTTATCCCGGATGACCATGAAGATTTAATGGCCACTCTCAATAGGATGTTGTTAGCAATCAGGAAACGCCGGAAGGAAGGGAAGCCGATGAAGTATAATACCGTGCTTTTCGATTCTGGTACATACTGGATGAATCAACATCTTTCCATTAGGGTTGAGGATGACAGGAATGCAGACCGTGAGGGAGTTGACAAGGGCAAGCTATCAGCCCAGACCAAGACAGATTGGACGGAGGTTAATACCGTCAATAGTCAGATGTGCCGGTTGACTGACTTACTCAAGTCTATTGCAAATGATGGTGTGATGGTAGTCATGACCGCGCAAATGCAATATGATCCGAAGTGGAACAACGAACTAGAAGCCGCGCCGTGTTTCAATTACAAGGACTATAACAAGGCCCTGAAGGGTTACTTTGATTATATCGGTTATGTTATCCCGAGCATAGACAAAGAGACTGGAAAGGTTAAATACCCACCAAAGCTGAGTTTTTCAGGCTCACAAGGGTATTTGGTCAAGTGGCGCGGAGTTCAGCCGGAATATTTGATTACCAAATTCAGGTTGGATAAAATATTCTCATGGTATGCAGATAAGAGGAAGGGGGAAAATGTAGTTGAAGCGGCAGGGGCCGAGAGGATGGCCGAGATAGAAAAAGAAGTTGCAAATGTAGCAGATGCAGAACAGGAAGCAGAGAAGGAAGAAGCAGAGAATGACGATTATGATTATTAAGATAAAACATGAAAGGGGGTGGTTTGGTTGCAGTTATATGAAATAGGCAGTGAGATGTTAGAACTAGAAAGCAGGCTTGATGAATATGCCCAGGATCATATGGGAGATATTACTGATTTTCCACATGCAGATTATTATGACGATCTAAAGGGATTGAGAAATGAAAAACTTTTAAATCTTGCGTGCTGGTTTAAGTCGGTAAAAGCTGAATCTGAAGCGTATAAGCAAGAGATATTAACATTGCAACATAAGAAAAAGGTTGCAGAGAATAAAATGCGGTGGCTTAAAGGCTTTATAGAATTACATATCAATGCTGGTGAGAAAATAAAAGATGCCCGTGTTGCTTTGGGATGGAGAAAGTCAGAAGCTATTGTTATTGATGATGACAAGCTTGATCTTCGTGATTTGCCGGATAAAGTCAAGACTATAACTGTTGTTCCCAATAAGACAGAGCTAAAAAATGCAATAAAATTGGGAGAGGTATTTAATGCAGTAGAATTAGTATCAAAAAACAATCTTCAGATAAAATAGAAAGGGGGATATTGAATTATTATTAATGTAGTGTTTTATTTTATATGCAGTAATCTTTTAGAAAGGATGTAAATAATTATGAGTGCAGATAAAGAGTTAGACCCAAATGCAGAGATTGAAGGAACGAACGATATGGGAGGCTTTGAGCTCCCGCGTCTGGGTAAGATTAGCGAAGGTACCGGAGTGCTGATGGAGTTCACCGGGGAAATTAAGTTGTCAAAGAAAGGCAACGGTTTAATCTTCCATGCCGGGGACGCTGACGATTCGAGCCGAAAGGCCACCATCTATTGTGGTATCAAAGACAATAGGGGCCTGTCTCAGATTGTTGGTATCGGTAAAGCCTCCGGGGTATTTGAGAAGATAAACGTCAAGAGGTTGGCCGCCGGGAAAAAATCTATTCTGAGTGAAAAGGGAACGGTTAAAACCAAGCTCTTACAGAATGCGAAATTCCATGAGCAAATGAGGGCTGAACTTGAAGGGTGCCGTGTGTTGTGTGATATTACGCACAGTCCGGCCACTCCGTACAAGGATGAAGATACAGGGGAAGAAAAAGAAGGTTTCCCGCAGGCGAATATAGGCAAGATTGTACCACCGGACACCAAACAGGAACCAGCGGCGGCAAAAGCGGCAGCGGGTGCAGCGGATAAGGAAACCGCCCCTGAAGATGACGACGGTTTCGGCGATTGAACCGTTGAAGTACAAGGACGGATTATTTCATTAGTATAGTGTTGGTTGGCCGGGGGTGAGCGCGCCCAGCGATAGCTTACAGGTTATTGCATTTGATATTCACTCCCGGCCAGCCAGTTTATTAGTAGTGTATTTTCAAGAAAGGAATAGTTATGAAGATTGTAATGGGTTTATTAATGGTGATTAGTGGAATCATACTGGGTGTCTATGTGGGGGTATGGATAATGCTTATTGGTGGCATAGTACAAGTAATAGAACAGGTAAGATCTGAACACCTAGACGCAGTTAGGGTTGGCTTTGGCATTGTCCAGATCTTACTGGCTGGTTTGACAGGGATACTATCGGCAATGTTTTTAATAATTCCGGGAATGGCAGTTTTGTCGACTGATTAATAAAACAATTTTAATAAAATAATTATTATATATTTCCAAGAAAGGATTTTATAGAATGTCAACAACAGAAAACAAAGAGGAAGCGTACAAGCTCAGTAAGGAGCTAATCAGCAACAATGATGCTATTGATGCATTGAAAGCCAAAATGAAGGGCCATAAGGAAAGTATCAAGGCGTATGATGAACGTAACGCCGTTATCATGGGTGAAATCAGAGTTTACGTTGAAGAGGACGGAGCCAAACCCGCTGACACTGAAGATGAATCAGGTTATTAATTATGGAGAAGCCAAGCGCAGACGATGAAATATCAGCCCCACAGATCGTGGTTAATCCATCCCGGATACAATATATCCCGGCAATACCTAAAGATTTTGTCATTGTGATCGATTCTAACGAACAGGAACCGTTGAAGTTTGGTAAGATACCAACTATAACGAAAAAGCTTGACAGTGGCGATTACAGCATAGGTGGGATGGAGTATAGCGTATGCATAGAAAGAAAGAGTCAATCTGATTTCTACGGTTCAATTGTTGGAGATGGCCGAGAGCGTCTTTATCTAATGTTTGACCGTACACGTGGGGCCGGGTTCAAGGCGTTTGTTATTGAGTGTGAGGAAGCAGAGATAATGACCCCGGAACTAACATTCTCCGGGGTTGATCCTCATACCGTTTATGCTACTATCGCCTCATGGGAGGTAAAGCACGGGTATCATTTTTATTACGGTAACCGTCGGGCGTGTGCCATTAAGATAGCGAATTGGTTGATTAACTATTACAATATGACGAAGCATGTGAAGAGAGTATTGAAACCAAGGAAAAAGAGTAAAAAACGTTAAGAAAGGATTATAGTGATGAGGAAATACGAAAAAAGAGTAGAGCCGGTTGAACGTAACGATTTAATAGAAACCACATGTGATTTGTGTGGTGCTTTAGCTAAAAAAGGGCATTGGGAGTCGTCTGCATATGAAATAGGTGAAGTTGAAATAGAGGTAACGGTGAGACAGGAAGATGGCACTGCTTATCCAGAAGGCGGATGGGGCACTGATTATATGGTAGATATGTGTCCGGGCTGTTTTAAAAATAAGCTTATTCCTTGGCTTGAATCGCAAGGTTGTAAAGCTAAGCGTAAGGAATGGGATTTTTAGTAATAGTTATATAAAGGGGAGAAATAGTGGCGAAACCACGTAAAAAGACTAATTTTATAATGCATCGAAACGAAGTAATACCACAGCCTGAAATGGAGATTTTCGGGGTTGATGAGATGGATGCAAAGACCGCCGCCGCCTACCTTCAGGATAATAAGTATTCGAGCATAGAAAAATGCCTTAAACCTATGGTGTTTTATGAATTATGCGGAAGGTTGAAAGATGACGCGTTCAAGAATAAGTCAAGGCGGTTCAATATATCACAATTCCATGGTGTCAGTATTGAGGTTTTTATGGAAGCTGGTTTTATCTCAGCTAAAAAAGCCGACTTAATGAGAGGCTTGGTTGCAACCGGGCTATTGTCATTGAGGATCAAAGGCGGTGTTAATCCTGAAGGTACAGAAAATACGTTGAAGAGGGTGGCCGCGCTATCGTCTCGAATCAGTAATAATAATGATTATCTAGATGGATTGTTAGACGTATTGAAGGTGGGAGAATGTAGTAAAAGCCGTGTTTTCTTGCGTAAATTAGTGGCTAAGTATGGAAATAATCAGTATGGATCTACAGTATTGTATCATATAACAGCCGCCACCCGGAAGCCGGAAAAACCGATAGTATACCAAAAGACAATAAATCCTTTGTCTAAAAGTGGTATAGAGCGGTGCGAGATTATATCAAGTGAGCGATTAACGGACAAAATGTATGTTGCAGATGAAGGGAAAGAATTGTATTCAGTAGATGTTAACATGTCTCAAAGGTTCTGGGTTCAATTGCGAGAGTATAAAAAGAATTATTTTGCTTCCGGGACACAAGGGCAATTGCTGAGAGCATGTACAGTCACCGGGTTGTACTGTTTATCTAAATGGTTGTTAAAAAGCAAGATATGTAGTGACGAAACGAATTTTTATGCATTATGCAGAGCCATTGAGAAGTATGGTATTACCAAGTTTTAAGGCTCTTTTCAGAGTAAATAGTAAATAGTAAAGAGTAGATAGTAAATAGTAGATAGTAAATAGGAAATAGTAAGGGGGGGGGCTTACTCTTACTAACTTCTAACTATATAGGGGGTAATTTTAACAATTTGGGGTAAAACCCGCATTTCGAAAGGAAAAAAATATGGGTAATTCGAATTCAGAAAATACAGATTCAAAAAATGCAAATGATGTAAAGCCGGAAAACAGTAAATCCGACAGACTTGACAGATTAGAGGAAAAGCTTGAATTGCTTCAGGCTGGTATTTTGCTTCTGGTGAATATGACCGGTTGGATGAATTCTACAGTAACGCCTATCGGGACACACAATCCGGATACGGATTTTGAGGGCCATGAGAATCTTGGAGATGCAATTCTTGAATGGTTGGAAGCTGACGACGAATCAGGGAATTAATAACTAATATTTAACAATTAAAACGTTTGTGGGGGAAATATGAGTAATATATTGGGCGATACGATAAACAGAAAAAATGCTATTTTGCATATAGATGTTACGTGTTGGAAATGTAAAAAACTATGGGCTAGATCATATTGTTCCGAAGGTGGAGATGGTAGGTATTATTGTCAAAAGTGCACACCTTCTTTAGGTAAGGCAATAGAGGCAATAAAGCTAATCAGAACAAATGCAGCAAGAAACTAACTACTAATTTAAACGTTTATGGGGGAAGCATGGAAATACCATTCAAGAACTTTCGCGCCCCGGAGTGCGTGGAAAGGTGGGTAAAATCACAGGAGCCGATAACAGTCAAGATGCTGGATTCCAGAAAGAAGGTGCTTATGTTATCGGCACCGACAGGGTTGGGCAAATCCCTGATATGTGCTATGGCCGCCAAGTACTCCGCGCCTATCATCAATTATGTCTGTTCTGATAAAGCCCTTCAGGATCAATTATTAAGCGATTTCCCGGGAGCGGTTATTCTGAAGGGCCGAAATAATTACAAATGTAATCTGTTTGACCATTTGAATGCTGACAGTTGTGTGGGTAAGTGTGACGAATACAAAGAGGGCGCGATAAACTGTAACTATTACGATCAGAAAGAGAAGTTATTAGCTTCAGATTTCCGCATTCTCAATACATACTACCTGTTGTTTGAAATGAATTACGCCGGGCAATTGAAGGGTCAAGAATTAATCATTGTGGATGAAGCTGACACGCTGGATTTGATATTTATTAATTTTGTCAGTCTTCAAGTAACAGACAAACAGGCTAAACGCTATGGGTTGGGACTTCCGAAAATAACCGTGGTTGAGTCGTGGATTGAGTGGGCCACTAATTCAATTGCGATACTCAAAGAGAGTCATGATATCAAGCATGCTAAACATGCGTTAGATGAAAAGTTTATCAAGGCTGATAAGTTAATTAAGAAACTCAAATTATTCCTGTTACTGGTTCAAGATGATTGGATATACAATCGACACCCCACATATTCAGAGTTCAAGCCGGTATGGATAACCAAGGATCTCATTGACAAATATTTGTTTGAGCATTCACGACGGTTTATCTTATGCTCTGCATCCTTGCCACCAAAGCCGGTGATATGTGACACGCTTCAGATTCCCGTGGCTGACTGTGATTACATTGAAGTGGGATCAAGCTTCAAACCTGAGAATAGGAAAGTCTATTATAATCCGGTAATGGATATGTCCTACAAAAACCGTGACAAATATCACGTAATGATGGACGCAATAAAAGTTGTCATGGATAAGTACCCAGATGTCAAGGGGATCATACATTGCAACTCTTACAAATTAGGTGAACAGATTATGGACATAGGCGATATCCGGTTGATGTCTCATGACAATACCAACAAAGAGGAAATGTTGAAACTCTTCATGGAGTCGGACAAACCTATTGTGTTTGTCAGTCCATCATGTGTCAGGGGCCTATCACTCAAGGACGATATGGCCCGTTTCGGTATATGCGTTAAAATGCCATTTCTGAACACGCAAGATAAGGCCATTGCGGCCCGGCTCTATGGATCGGGGAAGAAGGGGAAAGTGTGGTATAATTCTGAGGCTGGCCAAGCAGTACTACAGATGGCCGGTAGGCATGTGAGGTCCCACGCCGATTGGGGTGATTTCCATATACTGGATAGCTGTTTCAGCAGAGTTAAAAAGACTTTGCCTGAGTGGTTTACAGAGCACATCATACAAAACTTTGACTATGGTGATGATGAAGAGCCGGAAGAAGGGCTAGCCATTGATCCGGCAAAAGAGGCCAAAGCTAAAGAAGTGGCAATAGCAACCGGATTGATGGCACCAGGTAAAGTTAAAGATGAGGACTATTATGATTACTAATAACCGTGTTTGTGTGGGTGAGCCTTATGTTTATGTGCATGGGCCAAGCATAAAGCCATTCAAGGTGCATGTAGCAAGGAAGACGGATGTATATACATACACTACATTTGGTACGTTCCGTAACATTAACAACAAATGGATTGTGGACAGTAGGTTTTATATTACTAGCACTGTTGTATCTGATTAACTTAAACAGAAAGGATCTATCATGAGTATTACCCTATTCCATACAGCCAAGGGCGTGGCCAAGATAAGCAGGGTGGCAGCAGACAGGCAGACAACGAAGAGTGTATTCATAAATGGCAAGCGTAGGGCCAAGCGTGGGAATTGGGGACAACTACCACGATACACGGAAGGAGGCAAAAGCTTTTCTGCTTACACGGGCACGGGCCAAGGTTAGGCTTAGTCAAGAGCGATGGGCTGAGGCAATTAACTGCCTAGCCAAGGCGTATGAGCAAGAGCCTGTTTTTAAAGGCATTATGAGAGGCCATCCCGTTAAGCCAGATCAATTCTAAGCGATTCACCACGCACACGGGCGGGTAGACATGACATCTTGTCCGCAATGCATGCTAGCTGTATTGCACCCGCCCTCCACATACATACACACAACGGGCGTCACATACCACACGCACACATCATCATCAATACTATCATCAATACCATTCACGCTGTACTGCATCACGTTGGATCTAACATACATCATCATCATATTAGATGTATTCTATTGTCATAAGTCCATACCCCGCCCCCCTTTAGGTACTGTGAGCGTTTTTAAAGAGCACGGGTCTGGTTCCGGCGCACCTTTTTAATATCGTAAAAAAAATTTAGAGGGGTCAGGGCAAATTATTATTCCGTGATCGTGTAACCCCTTATGCCTTAAGCACTTACAGGCCGCGTTTTCTGTAAGTTATTATTCCGCTTAGACCTACCGGAATAATAATCACCCAAAAACAACATTGATTTCATTTTGCTCTTGCTAGGCAATGACACGGTAATGACCCCGTCCCCGGCAAGGTCACATGTGGTTTTTTGGTTCTGGACAAATCCGGCCCTGTAATATATCACTTGTGCATGGGTAAGGACTTTTTCAAATTGGAAGTGAACAAAGAACAGTTAGACAGAATATTTGCAGACCTGCCAACAGTTCTGAAGAAAGCTACAGCGCAGACGGTTGACATTGTAGCTCGAAAAGTCAACAAGAATCTAAAGGCTCATGTGGCTGAAAAATACAACGTTCCAAAATCCTCCATGAAGATGGGGAAATTAATTTCCATCAAAAGATCTAACGTAAGGGCCAACGTCGGAAGAGCTTCGATTTTTATCAAGAGGGTAGGGCGTGGACTCATAAAATATGGAGCCCGGCAAATTAAGCCCGGAATAACCGTCAAGATTAAGAAGGCAACGAAGACTATCAAGGGCGGCTTTATTGCCCCACTCAAAAAAGGTCAAGCTGCTGAGTTCGCATTTGCTAAGGCCAAAGGCAAAAAGGCCGGGCATATCGTCAGGCATACGAAAAAAGGGAAACCGTATATGGCCGAAAAAAGAGAAGTGCTTTACGGCCCGCCCATCGCTGACCTGTACACAAACAACAGTGCCGAAGGTGTGATAATGAAAACAATTGATAATGATTTTCAGCCGACGTTAGATGTTCAGTTTAATAAACAGTTTGAGAAGGGGGGCCGCCGGTGATTAAAGAAAGTACCCGTAGATTGCCATTGACTAAAGTTATAGCTGTTGACGTTGACGATACCCTTGTGACTCGTGGTGTTGTGAATTTCGAACTAGTGAAATGGTGTCGGGCTAGAAAAGAAAAAGGTTTTACGTTAATCCTTTGGAGTCAGAGAGGCGAACGGCACGCCAAGAAAATGGCCGAATATGCAAACGCGGTGGACGCTTTTCATTACATCATAGGAAAGCCGGGGTATATTGTAGATGATCAAGGGTGGTCATGGACAAAGTTCACACGGAGAATTAAAAAATGAGCACTAAAAATATATTACTAGAAGAAATTGACGAAAAATTGTCAGAGATGGAATTGATGACGCGGGCCGCATATGCAAGGCGCGTGAATGTTGCCGCCCGGACAATTGGGAAGTATTGTCAAAAGGGTGTCATTCCTCTCCATGATGATATGATTAACCCGGATGAAGCAGATGCCGCTTTGAAAAAATATTTAGTTGACCCTATAGGATCGGGTAAGCATGATCTAAATACCGGGAAGTTAGCCGTTGACGATGGGAGCCCAAATGAGGAAGGGGCCGGGAGTCGGAAGCAAAAACTAAATAACATTGGCTATACTGAGGCCCGGACGAAAGAGAAGAAATTAAAAATTGAGCTCTTGGAATTGGAAGTCTCATTGAGGAAAGGTCAAATGGTGCTGACTAAGGATGTGGAATTTGCCGCGTTTACAGCCGCGCGTGAAATAAGAGACCGAATGTTGAACATCCCGGATCGCGTGGCGGCCATTGTAGCGGCTGAAACGGATGAAGTGACGGTCAGAGATATCATAACAGAGAGCATTGAGAACGAATTAACGGCTTTGATTAAAGAAAAGGGAATTGTCCCAGACCGATACGACCGGGAAGACGATGACGAGTAAAATATTTATTTGAATTTATTAAATGGGTATTTAGTAGATTAATTTTACAGGAGAATATAAATGGAATTTAAAGAGTGGTATGGTACGCATTGGAAGGATGAAGAAGATACGGTAGGGGTGACTATAAAGGATGTTCAGAAAGAAGCATATGAGGCGGGATATGCAAAGAGAAAAGAACAAGAAAGAAAATTATATGGTAGAAGAAAAGAAGATAAAAATATTAAATTATAAACCGTTATGGGAGCGTTAAATATGCCGACAAGTACGCAAGCCGAAGTAATCCATAACGCCGCATATGCGCGGGGCCTGAAGCTTGACCCGAAACAGAATATTTCCGAATGGTCAGATATAAACGTTGTGCTGTCCTCTAAGGGTAGCGCGTCACCGGGTAAATATCAAACCTCACGTGTTCCATTCACGAAAGAGATTATGGATTGTCTTTCCCCCTCCCACCCTTGTGATTTTGTAGTCTTCATGAAACCTGCACAGATTACCGGGACGCAATTGATACTCAACTGGAATGGCCATTCAATTGACCTATGCCCCGGCCCGTTTCTCATTGTAGAACCTACAGTGGAGATGGCCAAAAAGCTATCTAAACAGCGATACCAAGAAATGATTGACGATAGCCCGGTATTAAGCAAGATAATAAAATCATCCAGAGAAAAAGACGGGGGCAATACCCTCCTTTGCAAAGAGTATCCGGGCGGTGTGACCATATTGACCGGGGCCAACTCTGCTAGTTCATTGCGTATGATGCCCATACGAAACTTGGCACTGGATGAAGTGGATTCTTACCCCTTAGACCTAGAGGGTGAGGGTGATCCCATAGCATTAGCGGTCAAAAGAACTACTACATTCGGGCGTAGACGCAAGATATTTATACTTTCCTCACCTACAGAGAAAGAGAATTCCCGGATAGAGAGGGAGTATTTAGAATCTGACCAAAGAAAATATAATCTGCCCTGTCCTCATTGCGGACACATGCAGCATTTGCAATGGGGTAATATTAAATTTGATCATGACAAAGCCACTTATGAATTGCTGTCAGAGGTAGTTTATATCTGTGATGATTGCGGGTGTTACATTGAAGAGAGGTTTAAGACTACAATGCTACGTGATGGCCGGTGGATTCCAGAGAATAAAGAGAAGGGTAAGTGTCCCGGATTCCATATTAATGCGCTGTACTCTCCTTTAGGGTGGTTGTCGTGGGAAGATATCGTATTAGAGTTTTTGAAATTCGAAAAGCTCAAGGACGAACCATTGCAGAAGACATGGACAAACACCGTACTGGCCGAAACGTGGGAGAGTAAAGGGGCCTCATTAGAATTTAGTTACTTGTATAATCGACGGGAGCCGGACACGGCAGAGCTTGACGAAAATATTGTTCTGTTAACATGTGCGGCTGACGTTCAAGATGACAGAATAGAAACCAAGATTATTGGATGGAAGCCCGGCGAGTCTTGTCACGTGGTGGAAACCATGTACCTGATGGGCTCCCCGGCTGAGTTGTTAGTGTGGGCCAACCTCCGGGAGTACATGCAGAAAACGTTTATGCATAAGAATGGTCAAATGCGAATCGTGGCCACCACCATAGATACCGGTGGACACTATACCGCCCAAACATATGAATTTGTCAAGACTTGTGATCCGATGTCAGTTTTTGCTATAAAAGGTTCATCCACTCCCGGCTCTCCCATAAGCGGCAAGCCTAACATTCAAAAGAATGGTGTTAATCTGTACATGATTGGTACTGATACCATTAAAAACTTGCTATTTAGCCGCCTTTTGATTGATGAAAAGGGGCCGGGATACGTTCATTTTCCTATGAAATTGGATGAAGAGTATTTTAAACAGTTGACCGCCGAGAAGCGAAAACCCAAATTTGTCAAGGGTTTTAAGAAATATGAATGGATTAAGACCCGAAAGCGTAACGAGCAGCTTGATTTGTTCGTTTATAATATCGCGGCGTTATATATTATCGCTTTTGTGATTTATCCGACCTTGACAATATCAAAAATGTTGGATAGTCTTCAGCAAAATAATGTTAAAAAGGTCTATGCCTTACCAAGAAAAAAGCGTAGGCGTGTACTGAATCCGGGGGAACATGTCACATGAGCGTAGCAAGCGTATTACTCACAAAATATGAAGAGGCCATTATAGCCGTGCTAGATGCACAATCGTATACAATCAACAACAGGTCTGTCACTAAGGCAGATTTAAGAGACCTGGAGAAGGGCCGGGATAAATACAAAAAAGAGGTAGCGCGTGAAAAACGTAAAGGAATAAGAGTCGGCGCGTTTACTTGCGTAGATAAATAATTTTTATCAGTGGGGGAATTATGAAATTGATATCTAGTGAAGAAGTAAATAATAATTTAACCAAATCAAAGCGTATATGTGCTGACTGCGGCGTTGAAATTGGATTAGATAAAGGGCCTGTTGATGGTTGGCAATTGGAAAATAAGAGTGTCGTTTGTCATGCCTGTTGTATTGCCGATACAAAACGCTTTATTGATTTGGTAATAAGTAATTTTTGATTTTGCGAGGGAGACATGGACAATAAATTGCAAAAAGTTTCATTTGAAATATCGGTAGAATGCAAAGTTCATTGTTTGGCCATTATGTGCGCCAACAATGTTCAGCATGTGTGTAATTTAAAAGGTGTGGGAGTTGATGAAACTGGCATGTGCGCGGGGTTGGTGGAGTTTAAGCCTAAAAAGAAAAAGAGCACAAGCAAGGATGGTGAGTAATGTTATTACTAGAGGATAAATCAAAAGAGAGATTTGAAGAATGGCAAAGAGAAATCATAAAACAGATGGCTATTATATTTCAAGTACCCCTTGACCTATTAACGAAAACTTATGAAAAAGACAAACAAAGTAAAATTTGAATCCCTTCCACTCTTTGCGCAAAAACAGAGAGTGACCAAGGGCGGCCAATTTGAAAGCCGTAGCGGTGCATATTTCGGCGGTTCTACCACAAGGCGTGGAGTGAAGGGCTGGTTGCCTCCACAGAGTGACGCAGATGGTGACATGTTATCAGATCGTCAAAAGATTGTTAACCGTTCCCGTGATTTAATACGTAACGCGCCAATTGCTACAGGGGCCATAAATACAAATACACTTCACGTGGTGGGTTCTGGGTTGACTATGCAGTCAAGAATTAACCGGGACATATTACAGTTAAACGAGAAAGCAGCCGCGAAGAAACAGAACCTAATTGAAAGCGAATGGAAGTTATTCGCCAACAATCTGGATTGCTCTTATAACAGGAAAGGCAATTTTAACGATAATGTTAACCTTGTCTTGAGAGGGGCTTTAGAATCCGGAGACATATTCGCGCTGTTACCTTTTGAAATGCGTAATACTTCACCATATGGATTAAAAATACAGCTTATAGAAGGTGACCGGATATGTAATGACCAAGGCGTTAAGGATACAAAGGAGAGGGCCGCCGGTGTTTGGATGGATAGCAAGGGAGCCCCCACCGCCTATGATATCAGGACAACAAATCCGGGAACGGAAAAAGGTTTTGAACGTAAATGGGATAAATACAATGCTTTCACGACTACAGGCAGACGAAGAGTAATACACGTCTACGAACAATTAAGACCGGATCAAACCCGTGGTATGCCATATCTGGCCCCTATCATGGAGATTATAAAACAGTTATCTAAATACACTAATGCAGAAATAGCAGCCGCCGTTGTTAATTCTTATTTCACGACAATTATCAAGACCCCGGACGGAGACACCGGATTTTCACCGTACTCAATGACGGAGGAAACGAACGCGTCAGACGATGACCAAGATTACAAGTTAGGCATGGGGACTTTTCTTACTATAGGCACTGACGAGGAAGTAGAATTTGCAGACCCAAAGAGGCCAAACAAGAATTTTGATGCGTTTATGATGTCCATGTTAAGGCAGATCGGCGCGGCTCTTTCAATACCTTACGAGTTGTTGAATTATCAGTTTTCATCTTCTTATTCAGCGTCAAGGTCTGCTATGTTGTTAGCGTGGAAAATGTTCAAGACAAGACGCACATGGCTGGAAAATCATTTCTGTAATTTAATTTATGAAGCATGGATGGAAGAAGCGGTATTACGCGGAAGAATAGACGCGCCCGGTTTCATGGATGATTTTGCCATTAGAGCATCTTACCTTCAAAATAAATGGGTTGGCCCTTCAATGGGACAGATTAACCCTAAAGATGAAACAACCGCCGCCCTTGATAGGATTGGTGGAAGATTAACCACCATTGCCGGTGAGAGTGCCGCCATAGGCGAAGACTTTGACAGGAACATTGATCAAATAGCGTATGAAGAAAGTGCCATGGACGAAAGAAATGTTAACCATATCGGTATGGGAGCGCGTGGTAGTACTGGTGTTCAAGGCGTTAATGCGGTAGAAAATAATGATTCAGGTAAAGATAATGACGATGAAGATAATGATGATGAAGACGAAAACAATACAAGTAAGGGGGACAAATAATGACAACACAATTCACATTATCGCCATTATGGGCCATTCTTCCAAATCAATCGGAAAAGGTTTTTCAGATGTACGACAGGCAGCTACAGTTTTACGCGAAGCCGCCGAAAGAGATGGAAGCAAAGTTCAACAGTTCTATAGACCTTTTAGACCCGGCAATATCACCCCCGACGTTTGAAATCAAGGACGGTGTGGGTGTATTGCGAATTGAAGGAATGATAATTCCAAAGAGTGATTTCTTTTCTATATTCTTTGGTGGATTTGCCGCGCTGGATATTCTTGAAAGAGATTTCCGTGAACTTGTGGGGCGTGAAGATGTCCACACCATCGTGCTGGATATTGATAGCCCCGGCGGCGATGCGTTTGGCGTTCAACAGTTTGCAAATATTATATTTGAAGCCAGATCTAAGAAACCGATTATGGCAGTAACATCCGGGATGATGGCAAGCGCGGCCATGTGGATAGGTGCGGCGGCTCACAAGACTTTCATCACTGGTGATGTTACGGTTGTGGGTTCCATCGGTACAGTCACAACTCACACGGATATTTCAGAACTTAATAAAAAAATCGGTATTACCCAGACGGAAGTGGCGGCGGGAGAGTTTAAGCGTGTCCCTTCTATGCTTAAACCATTGGACGCTCAAGGTGAAGCCGTGTTACAAAATCAGGTTGACCAAGTGAATAGCGCGTTTACAAATGACATGGCAACATTTAAAAATATCAAACCTTCAGCCGTTAAAAGGATGGCAGAGGGTAAAACCTTTATTGGAACACAAGGTATTAAAATCGGCCTCATTGATGGTATGTTGACCATGGGCCAGCTATTCGACAACATAGGTAATAAAGAGAGTACCGAAGTTTTTATTAACAAAGGGATTTATACGCTTTGTAGTTATAAAAGTAATAATTTTAATTTTTCAAAGGGAGGAAATGGCATGACGCTGATTGAACAGATTGCAGAAATGAAAGCCAGTAATATAGACCTTTACAATGCAATGATTGAAAAGGGAAAACTGGAAGCGAAGAGCGCACTTGATGAATCCTTGACAGATGTTAAGGCCGTTGAACATGCAAGGGGCGTGGAGGCTGGTAAAGTTGAAGGTGTGGAGATCGGTAAAGCGGAAGAGCGGACAAGGATTTCCGGTTTAACTGAATTGTCAAACGCTGGCAATAAAGACATGATTGATAAATTTATTGCAGATGGTAGTACCACGGCCCCGGATGCTGCTGTTGACATTTTGAAAGCTCAGGCCAAGGCGAGCAAAACAAAGTTGGAAAATCTCGAATCCGATTCACCCAATGCAGTTGATGCTGATAATGGAGCGGAAGGGATTGATGATGACAGTAGGAAAGGTCTGAAAGCCTTGGTTAAAGACTATATGGCAGAGCATAAATGCACTAAGGGTGTGGCAATTACTGCATGTTCTAAGTTGTATCCAAAAGCCAAAAACGACTTTATGGAAACTGTCAAGAAAGCACAGTAAATAGTAAAAAGTAAAAAGAAAGCATATAAAAAGTAAAAAGTAAAAAGAAAGCTAATTTTTATATATTTTAATCAAGGAGGTTGAAGAAAATGGGAAAAACTACAAACCCGTTAACGATGATTGCAAGCGTTGAATTGGCACAGAAGTTAAGGGTGTCTATTGTGGCCGGTACGGTTACAAGTCCACCGGAGGTAGCGATTTCCGGTGTAGGTGATCCGGGAATGGGTATCAATGAGGTTTTGACCGCTATTACTAAGCTGGCCGCTATTGAGCCTCTTAACAAAACAGGTACTCTTGAGATGGTAGCTAATGGTGCAATCTCTGAAGGCGAAGATGTATACCCTGCTGCCGATGGTAAGTGTTCAGCTACAGCCGCAGGAGGTAAATTTGGCAAGGCGCTGGAAGCTGCCACCGCAGATGGTGATATAATTGAGATCTTGGTATATCCGGTACCTATGCAGGTATCAGGGACAGCCGGGGTCACAAGTATTGCAACTACTGGTGCGACTTCAGAGTATATCATTGCAAAGCAGTCTGGATCTTTAGTTGGAATTGATTTCTCTAGTTTGGCCGCACTTGCCGCAAGTGATACTAATTATATCACATTCTCAGTGGTTAATCTTGGACAGGCTGGTGCCGGCAGTACGGCAATGCTTGCCGTTGATGATGCGAACACGACAAAAGCCACTGGCGGTGTAGCTCTTACCGCGAACAGCAAGAGGCAAATGACGTTACACGGTACTGCCGCAAATCTGCTGATAGTTGAAGGCGATAGGCTTCAGATTATAGCCACTGCAACCGGTACCCTTGTGGGTGCAGTTACAAGGCCAGTGTATAACGTAAAGATTAATTAGTAAATATATGCCAAGCAGGGAAAAGGGGAAAGCAGTGGCTCCAACCCCACGGGGCTCCGCATAACAGCCCCCTTTTCCCGGCCCCGGTTTCAGAATAGAAATAATATTATATTTTTATAGTAATCTAAAGAGGGAGGTTTAACAAATGCCAAGTCCAGAAACAACGGCTATTGTCAGAAATGATTTAGGAACCATTGCATGGGAATATGCAATGGAAGCTTCACAGCGTGGGTTTGTAGGATTGAGAATTTTTCCTACGTTTCAGACTCCAAAGAAAGAAGGTGAATACCCGGTGATTACCGTGGAAAGTTTCTTAAAATCTCAGAAAACTAGACGTGCGCCAAGGGCTGCATATAATAGGTCTGATTACACCTTCAAAAAGCAGACCTATTCCTGTGAGGAAGATGGTTTTGAGGAATTACTTGATGATTCAGAGCGTACGCTTTATGGCGATGCGCAGATAGACGCGGAGGCAATTGCTGTTATGCGTTCAGTTGATGTTATCTTGCGTAAGCAGGAGCAAAGATCAGTTGCATTGGCACTTGCAACTGCTTCCATTGCTAATGCGGCAGCAGCCGTTGCATGGAGTACAGCCGCTACAGCAACGCCGAGAATTGATGTACTGGCGGCGAAGGAAGCCATGCGTTCAGGGTTTGGTATCAAGCCGAATGTTATGGTAATTTCAGACGCAAGTAAAAACGATCTCTTGCTAACTGCCGAGATTACAGATGCATTGAAATATACCAATCCTATCGAGTTGGGCGGAGAAGCAGCACAGTTAGCGATCCTAGCTTCATACTTTGGTGTTGATGAGGTTATAATTGCAGATGCGCAGGTAGACGCGGCGAAAAAGGGTCAATCTAAATCTTTAACTGATGTATGGACAAATACTATATGTGGCCTGTATAAGGTGTCTAGTGGTAGAGATTTAAAAGAGCCTTCATTTGGTCGTACTATGCTATGGACAGGTGATAGCCCAGAAAACATAATGACTGAACAGTATAGGGCTGAATCCAATAGGTCTGATGTTTTCAGAGCAAGGCAGAACACGGATACAGTCTATACTTTTGTAGGTGCAGGTCGATTGATAACCGGTGTTTCCTGATCGGTATTAATTGATATATAATACATTCGAGTGGTCAGCTGGATAGTACTTATCCTTTCAGCTATTCCAGTTGGCCATTTGAACTTGAACCACTAACCTCTCTCATATAAAACCATGACACTAAAAGACATAATGAATGCGGATATTAAAAACGTATTTTTAAACCCTAAAGATTTTGCACACACATTTTTAAATGATCGTACCGGGTTAGAAATAAACGTTATATTTGATAATCAATTTGTCGTAGTTATTGAGGACGTGGAGGACACGGCCCCGGCAATTACGGTGGCAGATACAGACGTGTTGAGTATGGCACATGGAGACATATTCACTGATATGGATACCTCCATTACGTACAACGTGGTGGGCATTCAGCCGGACAATACAGGGTTTACAGTGTTGATATTATCAGAGGATTAATTTAAGGAGAAAAATAATATGAAAAAATTACATTTAAGTATATTATTTGCTTGCTTATTTGCATTTGCTACACCGTCTTACGGTTTATTTATTCCACCAGATCAACCGCAAAAAACAGCTTTTGGAGAAAACCTAGTAGGGCAATTATATCCTCAATTCCAGAATAGTTTTGAGTATACTGTAGACAATACCGACCTTACCGAAAATACCGTAGTTAATGGGGGAACCATAACACAGTCTTCAGCAATGGCGGTTATTAGTACTTCAACTACCACTAGTAGTAGTGGTATGCTGGAAAGCTACAGGCATGCAAAATACAGATCAGGCATAGGAGGTGTTGCAAGATTTACCGCCTTATTTACTTCTCCTGTAGCAGGTACAGAACAATATGTCGGTGTAATGGATGTGCCTGGAAGCTCTTTTGCGTTCAGAAATGGATACTCTTTTGGGTATACTGGTACTGCTTTTGGTATACAACGATGGAGCAATGACACTCTTATTGCAGTAGATCAATCAAGTTGGAATGTTGATACATTAGGGGCAGGCACCAAAAACCCTAGCGGCATGACATTGATTCATACGAATCTTAATGTATTTCAAATAAGGTATCAATATCTTGGTGCTGGTGCTATTAGATTTTTCATTGAAGATAGTGCTACTGGTGATTTCATACTTGTTCATATGATAAAATATGCTAACAAGTATATAGAACCATCGGTTCATAATCCGAATTTTCATTTTATTATGTGGGCCGCAAATAAGGCCACAGCAAGTAATATTATAGTAAAATCTTCTTCATTTGGTTATTTCTCAGAAGGAAGAACTACTTTTATTGAATTACACCAACCACAAAATTCATCTGGTCTAAAGCAAAAGACAGCCGTAACTACAGAAGTTGCTATTTTTACAATTAGAAATAAAAACACCTATGCGTCTAAATCAAATTTTATAGATATTTTTATTGAAAATGTTCTGGCATCTATTGAGGCGAGTTCGGCGAATAATCTTGGAAGTGTAAGGCTTATTAAAAATGCAACGCTAGGCGGAACGCCTTCATATTTGGATATTAATACAACTAACAGTGTTGTTGAGATAGATGTTGCCGGGACTACGGTAACAGGGGGAAAAGAAATTGCGGTTTTTCCGCTTGCAGGAAAAAATGATAAAACCAATTTTGATTTGACTCCTTTTAGAGTTATTTTAAAACATAATGAAACATTGACTATTGCCGGGAAAAGCGCAAATAGTGCCACAATAGAATGTGCGGCTCTTTGGCGTGAATTGTTTTAAATGGCAAATTGAAAGGATAGAAAATTATGGTTAAAACAGTTGTTATAACGATCCACGGTCAAGAGTCCATTGGTAAAAACATGGCTGATTTAAGCTATCTTTTAAGCCAAGAAGAGTTTATGGATAATTGCACATTCATAAATTTAAGGTATGAAAAATTACTAACGATTTTCAATATTCGAGGCCGTACCCGGAGGATGACCGCTAAGTACATTGCGGCCCGTCTTAATGGTATATGCCTTCAGTACCCTAACGCTCGCATAATTATTATAGCTCATTCTAATGGGACACGGGCGGCGCGTATAGCCATGGATATGAGATTGAAGCCAAGGAAGAAATGGCCTATGTTCAGGGTTGATAATCTCATACTATTGGGGTGTCCAATCAAACGTAATTACAGGTGGACGAAGCACCCGGCCACAATGGTTTATAATTTCGCGTCCGTTAACGATAACGTGGTATGGTTGGCCCGGTTTTATGGTATGGGTTCCGCCGGGCGTTATAAATTCAAACACGAAGGCCCGAACCTAACGCAGTATTTTGTTAAATGGGGCCACAGTGGTTTTGTAGATCATTACCCCGTTTTATCCGGGTGTATGCGTTCAATTATGGGGAAAGTAAAACTAAGTAATGGAAAAAATTAAAAAGACAGTAAGAAAACCAGTTATGGGCGCGCGGCGTATGGCCGTTGTTATATTTTGTGTAGTAGCCATAGCCACGATTGATATTGCACACGCCGTTTTAATGGAACCTATGACCGCCGGGACGATTACGGCTGAAACATTGATTGCCGCATTAGGTGGCGTGGACGTTTGGAAAAACAGACCGAAGGCCGGGTAATCATCCGGGCCGGGCGTACTGGTTTATTTAAGCTTGTTTTTCCGTCATTATCCCTATAATTAGAAAATATATTACATTAAAATAACACTTTAAGGGGTTGTTGGATTATGCCAGATGCAAATACAAAGTTATTGCTTCATATGAATTCGGATTTTAGCGATTCGAGTGATTTTAATAAGAAAGCTGATATAATACAATTTTATAAGGAGTATTGCAAATGGCATTAGATCCAGTAGTTAATTTTGGAAAAGTTGTAGTTTCAACAGGATACGATGATATTGAAACTACAATCGTGTTGAGTAGTGGAGAGGGCGCAAAGCTACCTTCTACATTTCCATACAATTTGGTTTGGTGGAATTCTACTGATTATGCCGATCCGTCTGATGACCCGTCTGTTGAGATAATAAGGGTGCCAGGGAGATCAACTGATACGCTAAATAGTATCTTAAGGGCGCAGGAGGGGACAGCGGCCACCACTAAGAACGCGGCTGGAAAAACATACAAGATGTTGCTCGGAATGACAAAGAAAATGGTTGATGATTTAGCCCAGAATGGAACCAATGCCGACATAACCTCCATAACAAACCTTGCTAGCCTTACAATAGTCAATGGCACACTTGGAGCAGCAGCAGCGAACAAGATACAAATGGCTTCTGAGGATAATGGTGCTGGTAATGCATCATGGTTGTTACAACCAGAATCAGGCACAGCATTAAGGTATGGTAATAATATATTGGATGTTGAGTCAGGTGATCTAACTTTAGGCTCAACCGCAAATCAATTAGTTTTAGATAGTGGTGGCAACGTCGGCATCGGTACAAGTAGCCCTTCGTCGAGATTACATGTTAAGGTTGCAGGGGAAACTCTATTTGATCTTGAAACTACAAGTTCAAATAGAGAATTATTAATACGAAGTACTGCCTCGCCATTTATTGGCAATATAGCTAGTATTAGATTTATGGCACAAGATTCGGATACTAACGAAACTCCTTATGCTCAGTTTGGTGCTGGTGTTGCCGTGAATACTAATGGCGCAGAAGAAGGTTATATTCATTTTGACACTAACTTAAATGGTTCATTAGCTGAGAAGGTACGTATCGACGCATCAGGCAACGTCTGCATCGGCACAACAACATCACTAGGTAAGCTTCATGTAGATCAAGCGTCTGTCGCAAATGCTATTCCAACACTATATTTAGATCAGGCAAATCTGAGTGAAGAAATGATAGAATTTAATACAGTGATAGGCACAGGTAATCCTATTGAAGCTATTGCAGCAAAGGTATTAACAACAACTCACTTTATAAAAGTGACAATACCCGGCGGTTTAACTAGATATATACCTTGTGGAACAATAGCATAGACAGCAGTATTGAATTAATTTACATAGAAAGGATAAAATAATGGCAGCAGGAACGGTTAAGGCGTTAACAGGTGATAACGAAGTAGAAAAAGAAGAGGATGTCGTTATTGAAATTTCAGAGCCTACAACTCTTAAGAGTGAGACAACACTGAAGGGATTACGGAAAGAGCTGGCAAGGGAGGAGCAACATGTATTAGGTTACCAGGCGTCTGTTTCTGCCATAAAGGCAAGGATAGTAAAAGTACAGACTGTAGTTAAAAACGTGGCCCTGAAACAGACGGAAGAGTAAAGGTAGAGGGTTAAAAATACAATTATAAAAGGTAGATAATTTATCACCGGAAAGGATAATGACATGGTTAGGAAAAAAAATACAGTTAAAAAAGACGATGTAAAGAAAACAATTATATTAAATGAATCAATGAGGCTAGACGTATTGGCTCTGACTAGAGAAATCAACATTTTACAGAAACAATTAAATTGTTTGTGTGCTGGTTACATAAGAGGTCAGGGACAAAAAGGAAATTATCAGCTTTCGAAGGATTTATTATCATTGCAGCTTGTCGAAACGGAAAATAAAAAATAAGGAGATATTATAGATGCTGTATGGGGGAAATATATTAGGTTCGCAATCTTACGGGGATTTGCTTCCTGTAATAGCCAATATAATAATTCTTAGACGTAGAATAGAAGGGAGTGATAACATGCCAAATGAATTAAGGGAATATGGAATAGAAACAACTATTAATTTTGAATTGTTCGAGGTCGATGGAGTTAATTTCAGGGTTGACGCTGTTCATGCCGCCGGTGATTCTGTCATAATGAAAAACGAAGGTGCGGAGGCTAGTACCGCAAACGGATTCACTGATAAAGGCAAAGGGTATTCTCTTGTCTTATCTGCAACGGAAATGCAAGCGGCAAGGATTGTAATATATTTAGCTGATTTAACAGCTATAAAAATATGGCTTGATAAAGCGATTGTGATTGAAACTTACGGACACGCCTCTGCGATGCACGCTTTTGATCTTAACACCGCCTTGCAAGATGTGAATATTCAAAGTTCAGATAATATAGATTTAACAGCAACTCAAAAGGTCAGTGTAAACACTGAGGTTGATACGGCCTTGACTGATTACGGTGCTAATACCGTTGAGCCTGATCCGGTGGGGACGGCACCGACGGCAATTGAGAACAGGGCGGAAATGGATTCTAATTCAACAGGCCTTGCGGCAATATTCGCAAATACAAACACGGATATCCCGGCTTCCCTTGCGGCAATATTTAATGATACTAATATTGATATTCCCGCTTTGATTGCAGGGTTAAACGATGCAAGCAGTTCCGATATACTTACAACCGCACTAACGGAAGCTTACGCCGCTGATGGCGCTCCGGCCACACTATCGCAATTGTTATACATGATATGGAGCATGATGAATTCATTAGGGTTCGTACTAACTGTTGGAACGGCTCGAAAGCTTGATGGCTCCACCCCGGCAATGACATTTGAAATTGACGATCCAGATCAACCAACTGATATTAATAGGGTAACATAATGGCCAGTAGGATATTAACAAAAGGACTCCGCACCGGCATAGGCGCGGGTGGGGTTAGGTTTATAATAATGCGGGGACTTGTTTCCGATCTTAACCCACCTGACCCCTCAGAAGATAGGCTAATAATTATTGCAATTATTAATCAATTGAAAACCATTTCCGTGACTCGTGGTTTTTTCACTGATATAAATAGTTGTGTTTACGATTGGCAGTTTACGAATATCCCTGTAGATAGTTTGCCTTGTATTGAAGTTAAAGACATTGATGATAGTTCAGAGGCCAGAGGCTTATATAATTACAAATCTTTGACTGTGGAGATTATTGGTAAAATTGCAATTGACGACATGGATACAGCTAGGAATTTTCGACAAGATATAGAGTCGGTAATGGCGTTAGGGCCTCTATATCCAGATAGTGTTTATTTGTCAAAGTTCGTAGGGAGATCGGATATAACGCCAGAACAAAAGAATAAAAAAGCAGTCAATTTTACAATGAATTATGAAGTCAAATATAGAACTAAAATTTTATAACCCTTTGGAATAAGGAGTGATGCAAAATGGCAACAACAGATATATTGATAGCTGGTGGAAGAATTTTTTTTAATGATGGTGGTAATGATGGTGCGGCAGGTAATGGTCTCCTTGATTTGGGTAATCTCCCGGCTCTTACTATTCAAAAAAGCACCACAGATATTGAGCATTTTGGATTTAATGCAACTACCCGTTCGCGCTCTAAAGACTTAAATATAGTTACGGATATTGCATTTACTTTATCCTTTACCGTAGACGAGCTTTTTGCTGAAATGTGGAATATTTTGTTATTTGGTAACGGTACTACTACTCAGACCCAGACCAGTGGTACATCGACAACCGAAACCGGCCATATCGCACCGGCATTGCTTGATCGTAGTATATTTTCGGATTTCACAAATATCACAGCCGGTACGTTAGTTGTGAAGGATGACGGAGGCGTGGCCACGTTTGTATTAGGTACTGATTATGAAATTGTAAATTTGGTAACTGGTGAAATTAAAATTTTATCCGGTGGTACAGTTGTTGCCAGCGAACCCCTTGAATTAACCTACGATTACACGGGGAGAGTCAGGGAAAAAGTTGTACCCGGTGCCGATCCCTCCGTAAAAGGGTCAGCAAGATTGGAAGTCACTGCTCAAAACGGGGACGACCTGACATGGATTATTCAGAATTGTGAAGTTAAACCGGACGGTGATTCTCCAGTATCAAGTACTGAAGCGTCAGAGGTTTCAGTAGTGCTTAATATCTTGACAGATAAAGTGGTAACCCCTGCTGAACCGTTTGGCTCAGTGACTCAAGGGTAAGTAGTAGTTGTTAAATATTACATTAAGGCCCTTTTTTTGCTTGCTACCATAGGCGAAGGGGGGCCGATTTTTCAGGGGCCATAAGTGGACGCAGAAAACAAAGATAAAAAAGAGGAAGAGAAGAAACCAAAACCCAAAGTGGTATCTAAGGTGGGCAACGATTTCTTTAAAGAGCTCCCCATATATATTAACATGGATAAGGTTGAGGGGGAAAAGTCTTTTACAGTCTTCATGCGTCCGTTGAAAATTAAAGAAATTCAGATTTTAAACCGTGTTACCTATCTGCAAGAGAAAGACCCGGAGAGTGAACAGGCGGCCATGATATTGATTAATTTGGCGGTCAGGACGCTAAACGTCTCAAATGCTGAAATGCCAGTTGAGGCAACGAGTGGCTTGATAAAACAAATGATAGAATTTAACTTTCCCAAAGAATCCACTGACACGGATGAAGCGAGTAAAAAAGCAGACCCAAAGAATGGCATGATAAATTGCTTTGATTTTCTGATATCTCACGGCCACCGGCATGGTGACATAATGGAATATCCGGTGCCATTATTTAATGATTTCATTATTGTAATCGCTGAACGTTTAGGGGTTATAAAGAAGCCAATGGACGCGACGGAAGCATTTAGAAAACTAGGTATTCCGATAAAACAGAGAACCGAAAAATAATATGGGAAAACGTGAAGCTGAAATAAATATAACCGGCAATTCAGATGATGCAAAAGCCAGTATAAAAGACCTTGAAGATTCAACTAAAAAGTCTTTTGACAGGATGTCAGATGAAGCAGAGAAAAACGCAAAAGAAGTATCAGACGCGTTCAAAAAATCCGGCATTCGTATGGAAAAGGATATCAAAAAAACTTCAGAAGATGCCCGGAAGCGTTACCGAAAAATCAAGGATTCCGGAACTGCTTCTGCTAATGACATAAAGCGCGCCCATAACTCCATGACCGCTACCATAAAGAAGAATAACCGGGAGATGTCAACGAGCACGAAGGGCATGCAGAAAATAATTGATAATATAAAAAGAAGTCTCATTGTCGCCTCAGCTGCCGCCGTTGGTTTCTTTGGTGTCAACGCCTTGACCGAATCGATAAAGTTTGAGGCCGCATTGCTTGACCTTCAGAAAGTTTTAAACGATACAGAGGGAGACGCGAAGCAATATACCGGCCAGATCGAGGACTTAGCTAAAACTTACGGTGACGCTTCAACTGAAATCCTTCAAGGAGTTGCAGTATTCAAACAGGCGGGTTTTACGATAAGCGAATCATTTTTATTGCAAGAGTCAGCGATGAAATTGGCAGCGTCTAGTGAGCTTGAAGTGGCCGAAGCGGCAGAGCTTGTGAAACGTTCCTTAAAAGGTTTTAAGGCTCCTGTTTCAGATGTCGTGAGGCTGACTGATGTTTTAAACGAGACTTCAAATAACTATTCCACAAACCTGAAAGAATTGGCGATTGGTATGGCTGATATTTCTCCAATTGCCAAAAAGATGGGATTTTCTTTTGAAGAAACGGTTGGACTCTTAACGCCTATCATTGAGGTTTTCGGTTCAGGTTCAGAAGCTGCACAAGCACTTAAAACAGGATTATTAAAATTAATTGACGATGCTGTTCCGGTTGCCGATGCACTGGAAGCAATGGGGATTAATCAAAAAGAATTCAATGAGGGCATGGAGGATGGTGTTAAGGTTATGCGCTCAGGCCGTGACATTTACTTTGATGTAGCGAAGAGGTTTGAAACACTAGCAGACAATCAAAAATTAGTGTCAACGGCTCAGATTACAGGGATAAGGCAAGCCGCAAAAATGGTTGAAATATTTGATGGCTTGGCCCTTTCCACGGAAATTTCAAACAAGGCTTTAAAGTCTACTGGCTCTATCAACAAAGAAACTGCTATCCGTCTATCTGCTACTGAGGTAAAAGGCAAGCGAGCGGCTCAGTCATTTAACATTATGGCCAAGGCCCTTGGTGACGGACTGTTACCTGTATGGAATGCGTTGCTGGATGTTGCCATCCCCTCCATGGATGCCATCACCGTAGGTATTAAAGGAATGGCTAAGGCAATTCAGTTTGTTTCAGGTGTAGGTATTACCAAGTTTTTAATTAATCCGTTTGGTGTTTTCGGTAAGACATTAGACGAAGTGAACAAAGAGGCCAAGGGGTTAAATAAAACAAACAAGGAAGGGGTGGCCGTAAATGAAGAGCAAGTTGAGTCTATAGAAAAAGTTACGGAAGCCCTGATTGACGTGGAGGGAATAAGGAAAAAAGAAAAGGCCACAATTGAAGACAACCGGGATACCGCAATTGCCGCGATAAATTCCGTCATGGATTTGCAGCGTGTTCAAAATGAATCCATCAAAGATGCTATCCGGGAGACTAAAGCCGAACTGAGAGAATTGGAAGCTGAAGCAGAGAGAGCCGCCAAATTTTCTAAGCGTATATTGGATGAAATTGCCGGGAGTGAAAAGAGACGTGAGCAAGTAGGGTTTGACCCACTTGAATTATTAGTGGACGATTTGAGACGTGCGGAAGCTGATTTCAAACAGGCATCTAAGGAACGAGCCGCCGGGAACGTGGATGCAGCGCGTGAATTGACCCTCTCAGCCGTTCAAGCAGCCAATGCCATATTAGAGGTTAAGAAAGGCGCGGAAGTCGAAAGCGAGGTAACTACGGGCCAATTGAACAGGGCCACCACGGAAGCTGAAAGACTTGTGGGCGCTGCTAAGAGGTTTGCCACTGAAATGCAGACAGCCGCGCAAGATGCCATCCCTGAAGTAGAAAAACAATTGTCCACATTAGATAGTCAGCTTGAACAGGGCAAAGCTACATTGAAGGGATTGAAAGCCGAAATATCAGCCGCACAGGCAGAGGCCAAACAATTAAAGGATCTACTGAGTCAAGACACTACGGCAACCCATACGCAAATAATTAACACTGTGAATACAGGTGGCAATGGTGGCCCCGGATTTAATACGGGTGGAGCCATACCCGGCTATGGTGGTGGTGACAAATATCCGATTATGGCAGAAGGTGGTGAACATGTTATAAAAAAAGAATCTGTTAAAAAGTTAGGCAGACCGGCGGCGGTTGCATTTAATAACGGAGATATTGCCGGACTGATAAACGCTTTACCTATGCAGCATCTTAAAGAAGGTGGAGAGGTTCATTCCGAAGGTAGTACAAATGTGAATTTAATCATGGGGGAAAAGTCGTTTCCTATGACCGCCACCACAAGCGTTGCAGAAGAATTTGTTAACGATATAAAATCTATTAACGTAGTTAGAAGCCGTAAGAAAAATATATATTAAGGGAGCGTTGATATATGCCACAAATAAAGCTTTTGGAATTTAACCCTATTGGAAGTTTTGCGTTGGGTGATAAAGTTTTGTATTTTGAAGATGCACCGGGTGGTATGTCTTATAGCATGGATCATCTTAACCCGGTCAATGCGAGGCGTGTACAAAGTGGTAAATTAATCACCCAGACAGTCCGTTACAATAAAAAGGTTATTAGCTTAACCATTACCTTTTATGATGTAACATTAAAGAATTATTTTGTGGCTCTATACGAATCAGGCTTTAGAATGATATTTAAAATATGGGTAGAAAGCCCGAGTACTTATGCAGAAGAAACAGAATTTAATGGAACGGTGCAAATCTTAAATTTTGGTGAAGACAATAATCAAAGTGGGAATGTCCGAACTATAAACATGACATTAGCGGAGGCGTAATCTTATGGCAGGGAAAACAGTAAATGAGGGACGGGAAAACATACTAGAGTGGTATTACAAAAACATTCAAACGTCACGCGTAGCAGATTCTTTGTATTTGGGTTTATATACCAATACTACTGAACCACCTATAACGGCCACCCTTTCGTCAGGGCTCACAGAATTGGCTCTAGGTGGCTACGGAAGGATTCAATTACTTGATGCCGACTGGACGGGTTCCGGCGACCAGGTAGACAATGTACTAAAAACATTTACGGCCTCAGTTGATTGGGGCGATGTATATGGTTCCTTTATTACTGACGTGTCGGTGGGTATAGGTAAGTTGATTTCGGTTAAGCACTTTACGAACGGTCCGTTTAATGTGCTAACTGGCAAAACCATAGATATTACACCTAGAACATTAATAGGCACGTGATTTGATTTTAAATTTATAGTAAGTTTTGTAATCTTATAAGGAGGACTTGAAGATGGCAAGTTATTCAGTTGCAAGATCGGGCATTATCGCGGGTGCTAGTCCGCAAACTTTATTAAATATTTTCTCTGTTGCCGGTGCCTCACGTGGTAAGATTGGAAATATCATCCTGTCAAGTGGGGCGACCCCGGATGACCAAGCCAATAACTTTGATGTCAAAAGAACGTCAGGAGTGGGCACGGAGGCTGGCGGACATACTCCTGTGCCTCTTGACCCGGATACTGTCGCCAGTAGCTTTGACGCTGGATATGGTCACTCTGTAGAGCCAACCGAAACGGCTGATTCTGAATTGCTGGCCCTGTCTCTTAATCAAAGGGCATCAATATCATGGTTAGCTAATCCGGGCAGTGAATTAATTATGCCAGCGGTTACTAATAACGGTATCAGTGTTGTCAGGCGATCAGAAACAGGATTGTATGTGATTGATTGCACTGTTATTTTTGAAGAGTAGATAGTAAATAGTAGATAGTAAAATTCTATAATTACAGAAATAATCTTTTGAAAGGATATTATTTCTATGGGAGCATTAGCAAAAAGCGAAGATGGAATATTAATGGTTGGGGGTTCCGTGGTGGCAAAAACAAAGTTGTGTTGTCACTGCGGAAATCACTTTGTTATGATAAAAGATAGTGGTAAAAAACGGGGGTGGTGTATGAAATGCCATTCTATTACTTGTGGTGCATTGAAGTGTTGTAAATGTGTACCGTTTGAGAAAAAATTAGATGATTTAGAAGCCGGTAAAATAACAAGTCTTTAAAATTGAAAAAATTATACTATGACGATAGAAGATTTAAATCCGGTCTCTGCGCAAGTGCCCAGAAAGAAAAAAGTAAGGACTAACCCCGGATTTTCCGAAACTCCCGGCATGGAAATACCTGTACCGATTAAGCTTGATAAGTGGCATAGTATAAACACCCCACCTGCCCGGCGTAAGAAAGCAAACCCAACCAATGTTACACAGGTAGTGTTTGTGGACTTTAGTATTCCTGTTTTACCACCCGTCAACATGGATCAGTGGTTTAATATCTCACCGCCGCCACCAAGAAAGAAATCTTTTGTAAGGCCCTCGGTGTTTGCGACAACCCAGATTGCAGCTATTAACCCGGTCAATGGCAATTACTTTGATAGCGGCGTTGTTAGCCTTGAAATAATAATAGAAGCTGACGAGAGCCAGACATATAGAGATAGTGGAGTGACAGGGCTAACTGTCACTATTATAAATGTAGAAGATTTTCAACTGGAAGATATTGGGGTAACTAGCTTTACAGTTAAGTACCCAGAAGTAGGAGTAGAGGTCTTCAATTCCGGGGTACCGGGCTTTGTGTCGGCCAATGTTATTATTAATGGTCTGAATGAATCCAATTTTATTCAAGGCATTATTACAGTAACAAGAGAAGACAATACCGCCGCAAGGTTCAAATTATCCTTGGAGGAAGATCCGGACGTATTAATACCGCGCAAGCCAGTGGAGTTTATAAATAAAATAGTATCTATTAGCTTTGCAGCTGCTGACATGGATGGGGTCGTATCGGATTATATTCCTATTTTCATCGGGATAATAAAAGGTGCTTCTTTCAATGCAGACATGGAGACTCTTAACTTGAGAGGATATGATTATAGTGGGATTCATCAAACACCGGGGGAGTATATTTCTGAAAATATTACGTCTGTACTTACGGGTTCAATAGGTGCTGGTAGTAGCGGTACTCTTAGTACTGGTCACAGTCCGATATGGGGCGTGGAGTTTGTAGGTTCTAATGCTGTTACAGATGGTACGGATTATTTTGTGGACACTAAAGATGGCAATATAATAATTCCTATTTCATCAAGAATTTTGCAATTTCCGGGACACTTCACATATAGTTACGCTGATCCTTTTGGAAGTATGAAAGAAATCATACAGGCGGTAGTAAGTCAAAAAAGCTGGAATCTTCAGGAAGATAATATGGTTATTGCAAATTATACGAATGCAGTGGCACATCCGGTATTAAGCCTATCGGATGAATCAGTCATTGATACCTGCCGGAAATTCTTAGAGTTATCCGGGGCCAAAATAGAAGGTAATCTGTTCCCGGATCTACGTGTATATTCTGAAGTTGAAAACTGGATCAACCCTGCTAGTACGTGGGTAGTTGATGAAGATGTGATCTTTGAAAATAGCTTTGTATTTGATATTGATTTTGATAACCTGTTAAATGAACAGACGGTGCGAAGTGTTCAGAAAGTCAATGCTGATATTGTAATCGGCGCAGGTGAGTCTATAGCAGAGTTTTCCGCTAACAGGCAAAGGACAGATCCGCGTACAGTTCAGACCAGCGTTGTATGGTGGAGTCAATTTGATCTAACCATTCCATATGTTGTGGCTGAACACCGAGTTAACAAGCAAAACTTAAACTCAATTTCTTTTTCATCAAGTGGGCAATTTCATGCGGCGTTAATTCCTTTTGCTACTTATGAGAAAGCTATAACCGGTGCATCTTGGAATTTCTTTACTGATGGGGATGATTTTGTTATACAATTAAAGCACAATATTATAACTTTAGAGGGTGGAGGTATTCAGTATTGGACAATTCCGGCATTTGAATATTCATTAACCGTATTAGGATCAAAAATAAACTATAGCGGCGGGAGTCCTGAAGATGTAAGAGTTGTCACTGCACAACGGCCCATAAGCGGCATTACAGAGACTTTGAAGGGCGATGTATACGAGAACCCGTATATAGAAACCGATGGCCACTGTGCTAATATATGTAATGCTGTACTACTAGAAAAAGGAAACCCGTATTCTGCGCAATTTCAAATCCCATTATTTGAAGGTAAGTCAGCGCAGATTGGAGGCAGGGTGGATATTAATCGTGATGGAAATGCGATTTTTTCAGGTATAGTAAAGAAATTACGCTATCGCATTAACTTAGAGAATGGCCAAAATGAAATACTTGTACTGGCCAGAGGCATAGGAAAGGGAATGTAGGATTATGGCAATAGTTGCGAAATTTTCAGCACTACCTGTTTCCGGGTTAATACCCCCGAGTCATGTAGTGCAATTCACTGATGAATCTACTGGAAGTCCTGATGGTTGGTTATGGGATTTTGGAGATGGAAGCTTTTCAGATGAACAACATCCTTTGCATACATACGAAGGTGTTTTGGCTGAGAAATTTACAGTCAGTTTGAAAGCCTTTATTATTCTAAACAATACGGGCATTAGTGGCGTGAACATGACAGGGTATAAGCAAAAAATTTCAGGTACTTTTTCAACAGTAGACGAAGCTTATAATGATCTTATCAATGGAGAATGGTTTACTTTTTCATCATCATCAACGTTAAAGGCATGGTATTTTTCGGATGGAACAGGTACGGACGAAGAATCCCCTACTTATAATGCCCAGATAAGGCAACCAACAACAACTTTAAGCGTTCCTTCGCCTTCAGGTAGCGGGCCTTCTGTTTTCTATCTCAGAGCTGGGCAAACTGAAATAAGCGGACCTTTAGCCGAAGGGATAATTACTAGTAGTCTTGGCGGGGTTTACAAAGCTACTACTAGTAGTATTCTTTTTTTAGATGTTACCGCACTTGATGGACAAGTAATAGAATTTACGCCTATTGTAGCAGGTGCGATAAGCATAATACCGCCTCAAGCTCCTTTTCAAAAAGCCGGTTCTGGTATGACTGTAGGTCTTCGCGAAATATCAACTGACAGTGATAATGATTTCGATCAAATTACAAAAACTGATTATATCAGCTTTGCAGATTTGCCCGTTGCTGATTTTGACGCACAGCCCACGAGAGGAGCCAATCCGCTAAATGTACAATTTGAAAATAAATCAACGGTAGCTGATGGTATATCACTTACCTATTCATGGAAGAAAAGATTAAGCGGTTCAGGAGATTCTTTCGAGGAATTTTCAACAGAAGAAAACCCTTCTGAAACTTTTAGCAAGTAGATATATATATTATGAATACATCGAAAGATTTTATAGATTCAATCAATACAAAATTGGATTATGACAACTTTTCTGAAGAGGTTCAAATTAACAACACGACTTCTGCTGGAAATATGGCATTGTACACCGTGACTAATAAGAATGGTGTAACGTTCCAGAAAGTACCAGGACAGCCGGGCTTAGAGAATAGGGGCTTTATGGGGTTCGTTAACAGTGACCGGGCGCGACCTATAATGCTATCAGGTTCAGTTAAAATTCAAGAGTCACAATCTACTGACAATGCCGGGACTACAGGCGTTGACGGTATAGGAGGCATTAACAATGCTGGTGGAACGGGTCAGGGCATGGTGGACTTAACACCAAGTGTGGCATATGATATAGAATTGACTGCATCAGCCGGTGAATTAGGCGATGACACAGAGACGAAAACATATTTTATTATAGTAGGTTAATATTATAATTTAAAAAAAACAAACAAAAAGGAGGCGATTTCATTGGATGAAGAGCGTATGGCTAAACTAATCGAAGAAGTAATAGATGCGAAATTTGGACATTTAATAATTCCGCCTGAAGATCACCATAGAGACCATTTAATAGTAAGAGATATAGATACGTCTCTTATCGAATTCATGAAAGCGTTCCAATCAATAGTTACCAATGTACGGACTACAGGGATATCTACTATAGTTAAGATAGTTATCCCCGGAATACTTGCGTTAATTATTGGGGGGATTATTCTTTGGCTTAAAAACCCTATTAAAAATTTATTTCATTTGTAAATGTATATATAGATCTTTCCTCAGCGGGTAGCAGATACAGGCCGCCCACCTGTAAAGCTACCACATTCCAACTATCCCGCGTTAAATCAGGTAATCATACAGGGCGGCCCACCCGGTGTGATTACCGTCAATTCCTCTCAAAAGTACAACATATGGTATGTCCCATCTCTCCATCATACAAGATTGGAAAAATAGTTTTCAAGTATTTAATATTTATTTTGACATTGAACAAAAAAAGTATATAGTCAGTTTCATAAGTTATGTAACAAGTTAAATAACAAGTTAAATAACAATAAAGAGGCCGAAAATGGAAAGCATGACAGTTAAAGAAAAACAGAAAATAAGGAAAATAATACAAAAGGAAAGCGGTTGGCATGTTGTCAAGTTGTTCAGGTTGAAGTTTGTTAATCCTAGACGGGTTTCGTTTTGGGGAAAAGTTTATACTTTCGATAAAGAGTGTAACCTTTTAGCAGTTGAGGAACTAAAAGAAAAGAAAGAGTTGGCAGGGGCTTAACACTAGCATCAATTTTTGTAAGGGGCCGGAAAATGATTAAGGTTAAAGCTGTTGATTTTAGATTCAAACTAAAGGAAAGCGTTTTATTTAGTGATACCGAAGTAAACGAAATAATATCAACGTGCGGTAAGAACAGATCAATAGAGGGCATAATAAACGCATGCGACAACCACTCCATCAAGTTGAACGGAATGGGCATCACTCAACTAATCCAGATGGACTTTGCATTATGAGTATGAAGGATGTAGTAAATAACATTGAAATATCTAACGAAGAGGCGAGAGACTTGCTTATCAGTGAAATACTTTGCGCAAAGGCAGAAATTCAGGACTTGATTGACGGGGGAATGGAAGTGAGACGGGCGTTGAGTGTGCTATTAGATATGCGGTGTGCCCTTCCTAGAAAGATTAAACGTAAAATTGAATTCGCTTTTCACTTGTTCGAGGATGAAAAATGATAACTGAAATCAGAAACCAAATAGCAGAGGACGCAACACGGGAGCAATTCCAAGAATTGATTGACAGTATACCATCTATGAGCGTATACGAAAGACGTGGCAAGGAAATTATTAAGAAGTGGGAGGGTGAGTGCAGACGTAGGAAAGTGGCCGAAGACAAATTCCTAAAAGTCACACCTGAAGTCGCCGGGCGGTTAGTGTTCGAGGGATTCAGAAACAGTGTTGACATATTAAAAAAACGATAAAGGGGAGCTGATAATGAACGCAATAATAAAAGAACGTCCTGAGTCTGCACGGCTTGCAATTGGATTTGCCAAGCTATGGAGAAACGGAAAAATGATAGGTGCGGACGAGTATGAAGTTTGTGACTCATTATTAAGGGAAATTGAGCGGCTTGAAAAGATAATAAAAAAACGATAAAGGGGCTAGCAATGTCAAAACCGTACAAACATTTATTGAGTAAAAAAGATCTAAAGCATATGAAAGAAAATGGAATGGTGTCTATGTACTGGATAGAAAAGACGCTATCCGTACAAGCTAACAACCGCAAGATATCAATGCATGAACCGTGTTTCGAGTGTAAAAGCATAGCTAATAAATTAAAATTACCAACATAATAAATTTGCAACGGAGGACAGTAAAGATGAAAAAAGATAGAGGGCCATTACCTATAATACCTACGGTCACCGAAGAGTATAAATATTTTGCAGGGCCACACGGAAGGGTGATTGCAGCCCGACTAAGGAAGTTGAAAAAGTGGATAGTTATTTTGACATGTATATCCGTTGTGGAGTTCATAGCGGTGGCAATACTGGTTTCAATATTTGCAAAAACCTACATAGCATTTAATAAGTGGTAAAATTTATATTTAAAATTTTAAATGGAGGCCTTTAGGTGTACAAGAAAAAGCAAAATTATACTTATTGCATGTTCGAAAAACTCCATGACAGACTCGTAAAATTTGCAAAAAAACATAAATACCGGAGTCTGTCCGAGTTTTTCGCAGCAATAGGCCAACAGGAAATTAATAAGAAGAAAAGAGAGAAAGGTGATATTGATGATGAGGGTTAAATACAGATATTAAGTGATTCGTAGTAGGGGTAATAAGTAATAATAAGTATTTTAATTTTATCGTGGGGGATAAGATGACAAATTTCAGTGATTTAAAAATAGCAGTACATAAGCAATTCGAGCAAATGTCTTCAAATGCATTATTCAGAACAGATACCGACAAGGATAAGCTGTGGGAAGTATATCTGTCTAGCTTTCCCGAAGGCACAAATCCTATATTCAGAGAACGCACAGAACATGATTGTCAGTGTTGTAAGCAGTTCGTAAGGGCTTGCGGTAACGCGGTAGCAATTACTGAAACTGGCCTTGTTTCTATTTGGGATATAGCCATTGGCGGACATTACCAGCCTGTGGTAGATGCGCTATCAAAATATGTAAAATCTTGCGCTATCGTAAATGTATTTTTACATACAGAAAAAAAAGTCGGTACTGATTATAATCACCAAATACTTGAAGACGAAAGTCTGGTAAAATGGAAACACTTTTATTATGAATTGCCTAGTGTTTTTGTAAAAAGAGGCGATGATATCGGTACTGTTTTGTCAGAACGAAGAAGCACAAAGGATGTCTTTAAGCGGGGTTTGATCGAAATCACATCTGATGCTATTGAAACCGTGCTTGAGTTGATAGATCAGAATTCACTATACCGGGGTGAAGAGCATGGGTCTATTGTAAAGCTATTACTGAATCACAAAACGGTTTTTGATTCACTTAAAAACGAAGAAGAAAAAGAGCACTATTGTTGGTTGGCTTCGATATCCCTTGGCGGGGCCGCAAGAATGAAAAATTCAGTAATAGGCACCCTGTTGATTGATCTTTCAGAGGGGAAAGAACTGGATTATGCTGTAAAGGCTTTTGAAGCTAAAGTTGCTCCTGTCAACTACAAACGACCTACTGCATTGATCACTAAGGGTATGATAGATAAGGCCCAGGAGAAAGTGGAAGAGCTTGGTATTGGTGACTCACTGAAAAGACGATACGCCAAGGCAGATGACATAACCATTAACAATGTGTTGTATGCTGATAGATCAGTTAAGAAAGCTATGAATATATTCGATGAACTTGCGGAAGGCGTGCCAGATAAAGTCGGCAATTTGAGTAAAGTAGATAGTGTTGACATTGAAACTTTCATCAACACTATCTTGCCAAAAGCTGACAGCATTGAATTGTTGTTTGAGAATAAACATAACAGCAGCCTTATGAGTTTGATCTCGCCAGAGATCTTAGACTCAAAACGGATATTCAAATGGGATAACAACTTCTCATGGTCATACAATGGAGAGGTTGCAGATTCTGTGAAGGCCCGTGTGAAGAAAGCTGGTGGCAATGTAACAGGTGTTCTAAGGTTCACAATTCAATGGAATGATGGAGATGATAACCAGAATGACTTCGATGCCCATTGTATTGAGCCAAATGGAAATTTGATATCATACCAAAAGAAAGGACAGGTACAACCCTCATCTGGGATATTAGATGTTGATATTATTAGTCCAGGCAAAGAAGTCGCTGTAGAGAATATCATACATACAGATATTGACAAAATGCTAAGAGGTGAATATCTGTATCTGGTTCATAATTACGAACACAATGGGGGCCGGGCAGGGTTTACGGCTGAAATTGAATATGGTGGACAAATATATTCGTTTGAATATAACAAAAGTTTGAAACAAGACGAAAAGGTTGTTGTCGCTAAGATAAGCTTTTCTGAAGAAACCGGTATTAAGTTTATAACGTCTTTACCGTCAACTAAAACCTCGAAAGAAGTGTGGAATATAGCTACTGAAAAGTATCAGAAGGTGTCAATGGTTATGCATTCCCCAAATCAATGGGATGGCCATAAGACAGGCAACAAGCATTGGTTCTTTATTTTAGATGGATGCAAGAATGATAAGCCGTCCAGAGGATTCTACAATGAATTCCTCAGCAATGACTTAACAGAACACCGAAAAGTGTTTGAGGTTCTTGGATCAAAGATGAAAACCGATAAATCTGACAACCAGCTTAGTGGGCTTGGGTTTTCTTCTACGCAGAGGAATCATGTTTATTGTAGAGTAGTAGGAAGCTTTTCTCGTACAATTAAAATTAATTTTTAACTTTTTACCTAAGGAGACTATTATGTTTGAAAAAGCTATCAGAGAGAAATACAGGTTTGCTACTGTTAGAGGCTCTGTAACAACAGAAGATTTATGTGATTTACCTTTATTGAATGGCCATGATGTGTCGCTTGACAATATAGCAAAAGATTTGAGTAGGGCAATAAAAGACAGCGAAGAGGAAAGTTTTGTTGTTAAACGAGTAGGCAGTGACGATATATTAATACTCAAGCTGGACATCGTTAAGCATATTATTAAAACTAAGATTGAAGAGGCGGAATGCAGAGAAAAGAAAGTTGTTATTAAGGCGAAAAAAGAACGCATCATGGCTATTCTGGCTGATAAGCAGGATGATACTCTTAAAGGGAAAAGTGAAGAAGAATTAAAAGAGCTTTTAGAAGAGCTGTAACGTTAATATCCTTAAATACAACAGCCGCTCACCCTATGGGGGGAATTTATTATTGCAGAATTTACGGAGGTAAAATGGAACAACTATCAGTCAAATTATTGAGGCATACGCCAGGCCCGGAGGGATTAGTCGCGCAAGCTGCAAAGCTATGCTATTCAGCCAGTACGATTGATGATCTAACGGCACGGATGGAAAATCATGACCAAGCAGCATTCATTAAAAAGCTAATGGACATGGGCCATGATTCGCCGTTAGAGCACATATCATTCACTTTCGGAGTAGAAGGGGTGTCAAGGGTGCTATCTCACCAACTAGTGCGCCACCGGATCGCTCAGTACTCACAGCAAAGCCAGAGATATGTGAAGCTTGACAAGACATTCCAGTATATAATTCCTCCGTCGATATACGGAAACAGACCCGCATATGAGGAATACACAAGGCTAATGGAAGTAGTACACCGGATCTATGTGGCCCTTGAGGATGTTGGCATTCCGGTTGAGGACGCAAGGTATGTATTACCGAATGCTACAGAAACAAAAATAATGCTCACTATGAATGCAAGGGTATTATTGCACGTCTTCAGCGTCCGGGGTTGTAACCGTGCTCAATGGGAGATCAGGGAAATGGTAATGCTGATGTTGATTGAGTGCAAGAAAGTCGCACCTTCTATTTTTGCGGGGGCCGGGCCATCATGTATATTAGGTGAATGTGGAGAGGGTAAAATGTCATGTGGTAAAGAGAAAGAAGTTTGGGACAGGTTTGAAGCGTTAGATAAAGAGGGAACCATTCCAGCCGTTACAGAAAGGCTCACATACGAGGTGCCAAGGGGTGATGAGCATTTAAACAGGCCACAAGGGGCCGATACAGATTCCGAGTAACAAGGATAATCTCATGAAACGCATAAAAAGGTATATAAAATTTACAGGTGACACGGTGTCCAAGATACTAAGATGTGCGAATGGGCATGAGGACTGTATTGAAAAAATGCCAAAATTTAATACTGGGGGGCCTATTCCTTCCGGTATTAAAATAGACATGTCCGCATGGCTAGAGGGGTCTTTAGGGGAACCATGGCGACCCGGTGAGATAGAGTACAGTGGGGAAGTATTTAGAATTCTATATGGAAGCGGAAGGGCGGTTAGACGAAAAATGGAAGAAAACAAAAACGAATCAGGATCAAAGTACTTAAAAAATATCATTATAAACCACGGGACTACCGTATACAAAAGTATTACATATTGCCAAGTGGATGTATACGCGGTACTGGAAGCGTTTGACGTTAAGTGTCCGGCTGTAGCTCATGCATTAAAAAAGCTATTATGTCCGGGAACCCGTGGCAGTAAAAGTGTTTTACGAGATCTAACAGAGGCAAAGGACGCAATTATCCGAGCTTTCGAGATGGAAAACGCCCGGATTGATTTATCTGAAGCCGCCAAATTAGACGATGGGCCAGATCCACGCCCTTGAAAGGATATATATTATGCAATCAGTTACCAAATATAGAATAGCACTTTCGGCAGCCTTTATTGTTTCGTGTGCAATGGTGAAGATGACAGTGACAGCGCGCGAGCTCAGTATCTGCATGACTGGCCTGATTGCATATATCCTTCTTTTCGGGACCGTGTTGGGGTTCGCGTGGTGTGTCAGGTGGTTGTCAGGGATATTCAGGGCTAGGCGAACGCATGAGTGTAGGGCTTATAAAGAATTTATTCATGGCCCCGATTATATTAGGCCAGATGGTGTGGGTGTTTACAGAAAAGACCATACGACATTCACTAAGGAATTTTTCAAACCTGATAGATAAGCCCATTAATTACAAACAAGTTGAAGGTCGTGTTAAAAGAGCGGTAAGGATGATGAGTAGGGATTACACCATCTATGATATCCATGCGATGGAGTGCATGAAGAAAAATGTCACTGGTAAAGGTGTAAAGTCAACTAGGAAATGGAAATAGAATAACGGCAGGATGTCGGGGGGAAAACTGGTTTTAACTACGGATGAAGCGGTAGAACCTCCGGCCCTGCATGAATAAAAAATTGGTAGAAAATGGAATATCCGAAAAAGTTTATTAAAAGTTACGAAGACGAAAAACCCGATAAGATTGTCAGGGGCAGTGGGGAGCCCGGATGTTGTAAAACTATAGAGTATCGATTAGTCAGAGAGATAGGAAAAACGGGGGTTTATAAACAATGAAAAAAATAATTAGATCAATTATTGATTTTTTAGTAGACAAGGATGAACCCAAAAAAATTGACCGTCTGAGTCATGAATTAGGCCGTGAAGTTGAATTGCTACTTTGCGAGCTCGACGGTCTGGCAAGAAGGCATGGCGATGATTACGGATTGCCAGTTAATGATACCAGTGAAATAGTTAA